ATACAGCATTTTAGCCTTGGTTGTTATGAACCCCCACTCAACGAGCTTACTCCTTCGTTTCATTTCCTTTGCATCGTTGTCCTCTATAGGGATTGATGAAACAAAAGAGTCTTTATTCTCTATGAGTGCATCGTAAACACGCTGGTTTATTCTCCAGCCTGTGCGTTGAAGTTTATCAACAGATGTAATCCAGGGTGTCCCCATCATAGTAAGGAACTCAGGGTTGTCTTCCTCAGTCCACTCTTTGATCAGGGGTTCATTATCTGCTTGTATTATCTTTCTTATTCTATCTGGTCTTTCTAAGACGGTATGTGCTAGTGATATTCTGGACATTGCCTCAGGTATATCAGCTAGGTCAATCCATTTAGCTGTAGCTGATATGATATAACTAGTATCCCTTGTCTTGGGGTAGTATATATCTATATAGCCACAGTTATAAAACGCTTCTATAAAGAGATCACCTAATCTTACATGCATATTCCACGGAAGAACAGGTGGCTCCCTTTTGATTATACGTGCTACACGTTGTCCAATTGCTGTAGACACGGCTGTTAATTGTGCAGTCCCTGCAGGACTATCCGAGGTATCATAGGTGAATCTCATTTGTATTGTTTGAAAGGCTACCGAAACTAAGTCAGGCATTGCCGTTCTATAGTCTTTATGTAATTTCATAAGTACGCCACCTGAGTTTGCCTTAGGGTTGTTTGGATTAACCCTGTTGACTTTATCAAGTAGGTACTCTGAAATAGATTCGAATGGATTCATATAATCCCCTTTGTTAGATATTAAAGCATTCTTCAAAACCACCACGAGGAATTAGTCTGGTAGTTTTGTTGTCGTATGTAGCGGAACCTGCAGGTCCAGTAAGCCCTGTGAATCTGGACTTGAGAACCTTAAAGGTGATTGTGTTTCTTTCTCCTTCTGATTCCGCAACAAGGTTTCGTGAAAAGGCAACGATGTCGAACGAGATCTGCTTGATCGATCCACTGCCTTTGATATCATCGATAGATGCGAGATGTCCTTCCTCAAAACTTTTCCCTCCTTGAGCTTTACGCAGGTGGCTGATAAGACCTAGCCATACGTTGTGTTTCTTTACAACCTTAAGAAGGTCAGACATTACTTTGTCTATCGCTTCGTTACCAGAAAGCCCCTCAGAACCTTCCGATACCGCGATAGTAATGTGATCAAGAACGAGGTACTTGCAACCCATAAGGGCCATGTATTCGATCTTGTCGATAAGAGATGCGTCCCCAACGGAGCCTTGGTGATCCAAGAGAACCAGTCGCTCGTCACCAAACACAGCTTCGTATCCTCTGCGGAGTTCGCCCTCATCAATCGTTGGAGTATCCATGATGTTACGTTTAAGCTGCATGGAGATAAACTTTTCGGCTGTATCTCCAACACTTTCTTCCAGACTAATGAGTCCAACCTTATCACTTGTCTTAGTAAGAAGATCAAGAATAATCTCTTTAATGACAGTAGACTTACCACTACCAGTGCCAGAGGTAAACAAAGTAATCTCACCATATCTTATCCCCTTAAGTTTTTCATTGAGTCCTGCAAGGCAATCAGGGTAAGGAACCGACTCAACGTTCTTGCGTTCTTTGAACTGCTCCCAGACTGCTTCGCCCATGACAATTCCTGCAGGGGACCACGTTTTAGCGCCCCATATACTCTCCACGACAGCATCGGGTCCATGCTTAAGGAGTAGTTCTGATGGGTCCTTGCACCCCTTAAGCGTTGCCACCTTGCATCTGCCCGTACCCACAATTCGTGCCGCCTTTTCCACTGCTTGTGAACCAGCTTCGTCCGAGTCGAACATGAGTATGACAGATTCATATTTAGATAACCATTCCCGTTGCGCCAAAAGGTTATTGACTCCTGAAGCACTGGGAAGTGATACAACAGGGTAGATCCTATTGTACTTTTGTTTATATGCCTGAGCAACAGCGAGTGCATCCAACTCCCCTTCGGTGATGACGAGCATCTTGCCACCCACCGATTGTTCCTGCCCGAATAATTCCACATCTTTAAAATCTCCATGAACACTAAATGTTTTAGGTAGTTTTCGTTCCTTGTATGCTACGATCTTACCGTTTCTTGTGTATGGATAGTAGTGGGACTCAGGTAATCCTTCTGGTGTTGTACTCATTTTTACATTAAAGTAATCTACTACTTCTTTAGATATACCACGAGAAGTAATACCATAGCTACGATAATTATTGATATCGGAGAATCTAGTAACCTCATTAAAGGTGGCTGGTTTATAATCATCCATTTCTTCTTTTACTTTCTTTGATTTTCCACAGCTGAAGCAGTGTCCTACTCCATCATTGTACGTTACAAATGCATCTGAACTTCCACACCCAGGGAATGGGCATGGACCTTTTACATATCTTCTTTCTTCATCCATCTAATTCCATCTTTCTTCTTTAGCTTGACGATTTAGCTTCCTCTTGTAGCTTGCTTCTCGTTTCTTGTTGAGCCTCTTCTGTTTGATCATCTTCATACTCTCGTACTCTGATGTCAAGGAACTCTCCTCCTCGTTTAACGATTCGCTTTTCAAGTTTGATGTTGTAAACTTTATTGTCATTGAATTCCTCATATACTCCTTGATATGTATCTAGTATAGGTTTAATTACATTGTCCAGATCTGATCCTCTGTTGGACACACCTGCGACAACAGTGAAAGAAACTTGATCGGCCCCGAAAGGCCAATCTGTTCCGATTAAATGATCACGTATATCATTCTGATACTGGAGATACTCCGCTGACTTGAACGTTGTCTTCCCCTTTCGGTTCCACATCTTGTTCGCACTCAGGGGTTTCACTGAGAAGTAGTGACTCAAGTGATTCGTTTGGTTCATTTGGTTTTACCTCCTCGAATTCTTCCCAAGACTTTAACATACTCAGGAGTTTTAAACTCATCCAAGGATCACCTGCATCATGTTCCTTCCATGCGTCAAGTACTTTCTGCCAACGTTGTCCCATAGGAACACCTTCTAGTATTTTAGCAGCTTTCTTTGGTCCAATACCATTGATCCCTGGGATGTTATCACTCTTGTCTCCAGTTAGGCATTGAAGCATTAGGTTTAGATTTGCTTGATCATCATCAACAAACTCATGTGTTTTCTTACTATAATTGTAATGATGACCAGGGATTTGTTTTAAGTCTTTATCGATACCACAAATGACGAAATCTTCTTCCATCTCACGAGCTTCATAGGCCCAGATGGATACCAAATCATCGGCTTCCATGCCATCAGCTTCGATTCCACCCCACTTTTCCTTCATATAGTTGTGACCATAGTTTAGGGAGACTTTTATTTCCTCCGTTAAGGCGGGTCTGGAGCCTTTGTAGGGGGTGTAAAGATCTTTACGGTAGTTCCCCCTACCTTTAAGTGCTACACGGCACTCCTGAGGCCCTGAGAAGGCAAAGGCGATACACTCATTTACAGTACGATTTATAATATCTCTTATGTCTTTCTTGTCAGAGTTGCTATATGCAGCCCTGAAGTAGATAGAGTCGGCATCAATTAATGCAATTGCCATTATGTTTTCCTTTTATCTGTAGACCACATCGATTCCCCAATCCTTTACTTTGTTTTCTAAAGGGTAGGGATCGAATGGGTCTCTTTCGTATTGAACTGCTGCGAGTAAATGGAGAATAATGTATCCGTTTGTAGTATAGTGATAACGCAATACATCAAACCATTCTCTCGGTTCAATATCATCTGGTTTTGGGTGGAAGGATACAGAGTACCCTGGATATTCAATTGATGGTTCATGGGGTACTTCCTCTATATTAGTGTACGTCTGCATAACTTTCTCCGATAATATAGTCACCACCTTCCATACAGGTAACACCAAATATCTCTGGACCTTTCTTAAAGGATTCCTTAAGGATCTCACCAACACGATCAGCATCATCAGGATGAGCTACATAAGCTATCTCGTCATGGTAGAATAGTCTTGGTTCTGCACGTAATCCTTCCTCATCGATCTTGTTCATAGAATAGGACACAGCAGATTTACATGTGATACCTTCAGCAGTTTGCAATAGGTAGTTAAGGGCTTGGTATTCACCAGACACAAACACAGGTCTACCATCAAGGCCAGGGAACCATCCCTCACCAGAGGCATACTGAGTACTACGCCACACTTCACCTAGTTTATCTTTAAGTTCTTTTAACCCTTTGATTCCTTTGGCAAAGTCTTCTCGTGACTTCTTACCAGCATTAGCGTTTGGTTTACCAGTTAGTATAGAACCTAGCTTGGCATCACCAGCACCGAATAGATATGCGTAGAGGTAGTTCTTTGCAATAGGCCTAGAACATCCAAGAGCATCTGCATTTCGTTGATGTTGATCACCATAGATAACTTCATTAGTAAAGTCATCGTTGTTTACATAATGACACAGACCACGTAATTGATTACCGGAACTATCAGCACCTACAACTTTCCAATCATCATCAGGAATGAACAGTTCTCGTACTTCTTTACCCCAGGGAGCATTCACTCCAGGGAGATTTACAATTACTTCATGCCGACAACGAAAGGTTTGAGTACCAATTGTCCACATATTACCATGAATCCTACCATCCTTGACCACCTCAAGCCACCCTTTGATGACCGATGTACGGTTACGCAAGGTGTAATATTCACTGATCATCTCACCAACTTCCCCTAGTTTCTTTAAGGATTTGTCAGTGATCTTAGGTCCTACAGTTACCCAATTGTTTCCTACCTTCTTACGATTAAACTCATCAGGTTTCCAACCAATAGTTAGTAACCAATCTTTAACTAATTCTGTCGATCCCAGGCTAATTTGTTCTACAGTGTACCTTTGAAACTCTTTATCACGAGGATGTACGTCAGTATCACTGACTTTTATTTCCTTACCATAGAAATCTGACAACAATCTTGCAGTTACTGCAGTGTAGTCACCATTCTTTTTGTACTTAGGAGTCTTAGGGGTCTTGTCAATATATACCTTATGGGTTCCAAGCTGTGGATGAAGAACCTTTTCGATCTCATCCATATGTTTGTTCATTAGTTTTAGGTTTTCTACAGCTTTCTTCTTGTCGAATTTCCATCCACGGGTTCTAACACGGGCATTAAACTTAGCTGTATCATGCTCAATAAGCAAACCTTCTTTAATTGTTGGACGCTTGGCAGCAATTCTATTGTATTCTTCTTTTAATCTGTTGAATACATCTACATTTACTCTTACGTCTTGAACACAATAACGTAACATTTCTTTAGAATATTTATCCCACTCATCGAATTGTATCTTTGAGTTGTTTAAATGTTCTCCCCAACCTGCAAGTCCATGCTTGTGGGGTCTTTTATATTGTAATACTTGAGACATTATCCAAGTATCATATATTTTCTTGTTATTTAATTTTAAACCGTATAGGTTTTCCATAATTAAATTATCAAAGCCGATAATGTTATGACCAATTAGGACTTCTGCATTGTTTAGAAGAGCACAACCATCATCCATTGACGGGATTGAGTCATCATAATCACTGAATTTGTAAATAGACCCTGTGTCTAGGTTATATGCTACAAGACACCAGACTTTTGTTGCATCGATACCATCGGTTTCAATATCATATACTAGTTTCATATGCTTTTCTTTCTAGGTAGTGTTTTTCTTTTACTGACCTGATTGTGTGACAATTAGCGCAACGTATGTCGCACTTACGAGCCTCTTTAAAGATGTTCTTAATGTTATAAGACACCATCCTATGAGGTGTAAATATTTTATCTGCGGGATCTCTGTGATCCCATTGAAGAGCGTAAGGGTTATCGTTGTATCCACAGTCTATGCAGCCTTGAGATAGTTTATATCTGTCAAGTATTTCCCTACGCCTTTTCATTTTCTTTGCTTGTTTACTAAGTTCTTCATCCATTAGTTTTCTTTCTGCATGTCGCATTTAGGACAAATAGTGTACTTTGAATCAATACTCATAATTGAAAATTCTTTTCCGCAAATGTCGCATATGATTTTTTTAAAT